AAGATTTCGTCGCTGTCCGCGTCCTCCAAGATGCAACAGTAATCCCCGCGCTTCACAAGACTCCCATACGCCCAGCCGTCGCCGTAGACCTTGCGTCCTCTGAAAATGTATTTTCTCATGTGTTATACTCCTTTCGATTCTTCAATATATTTGCTCCATTGTTCAGCCATTGCACGGGCAATGCCGGGAAAAGTTTTGCTACGGCTCTTTGCGCTGCCGCCTTTTCGACTTGCGCCTTTATATTTCGGATCGTGGTTTTTGCTGTAACTGCCTGACGAGCAGAACGGCTTGTGATCGCTGATTATCTCTGTAGGTTGCAACGGCGGCAATCCTTTCAGCCAAAGACACGTTTTTTTACTCCACGGTTCGCCAAATTCATAAGGCTGAATAACCTGTGTATACCGCGGCAGATCATATGCGCTTGACGGGATCGGATTCTCAATAGCTACATGATTGCAATTTGCCTTCAAAAACTTTAAGAAAAATTCCTTGCCTTCAAGTCCTTTTTTATACCTATCTTGATTCAGTTTGCCACCAGCATACAGCCACCTTGCACCCGCATTAGAAAGATATGTGCACGGTGGATGTGCAATAATCAAATCCCACCCATTTCTAACGGCATACGCATATCCATCGGACGTCTTAAATACAACCCCGTAGAATGATTCAGAGATTTGATTCGGATTCAAAATTTTAAGTACGTTGCCCTGTATGTGCCATTCTGGATGACCGCCGGAGCATTCTTGGATATCGCATGAATACGCTTCATGTCCTAATTCACGAAACGCCTTGCATACCGCTTGACTCTCCTCGCAAGCCACTAATACCTTTAGCATCTCTTTTCCCTCCTATTTATCATCCTTTATCATATTTCTTTCAAAACCGCTAAACCTTGAAAGCCTTGATATTCAACGATTTTTTAATGTTCTTTATCGGTTTTAGCGGTTTTAGCAGTAATTATTTTGCCCTATACGCGTGAGCCGTGTATACCATTATCGCGTGTATATATATTTCTCTCTATATAGGGATATCAAAAACAGCGTTAAAAACCGCTAAACCGCTAAAACTAAAATGGTAACTCGTCGTTTAACGAATCAATTTCCGCGAAAGTGTCTTTTATTTCTTCGCTCTTTTGGAGGATGCAAACACACGGGACAACGCTCCCAGCGACTTGAGCATTCTTCGTTCGGCGGTTATTATCGCATACAAGATACCCATTCCGCTTCGCCCATGAAAGAAATGCCGTGCTATTGTATCCCGCTTTTCCCATTTCCTCATCAAAGACTGACTTGATTATAAAAACCTTCCCCGTCTCCTGTTTCCCCCAAACGTCAAGGCGATATTCTCCAAAATCGTTTGGTCTAAAGTGCAGCGGATTTCGTGCGACAAGTTCATACACATATTGGAGGGCGCGAACATTGACGTTTACCTCCGATTTTTTAGCCATGATCGCGGCGAGATCGGAAACCGTAAGAGCATTATCATCATGGAAGATTAGCTCCGTTGCGATAGCGTCAGCCGTCAGGATTGCGGAAGCACTCGCAGCTTGCTTGTCCGTGCTGTCGCTTTTCAACAGCTCGCGGTAAAACTCTTTCTGCATCTTAGATACGCGGTCAAGCGCACCATCTGTCTGCAAATACTCTGCAAATTCACGCCCTGCAAAGCCGTAATTGTCGTTCATCACGTCGCATAGTCCTTTAAGATCGGAAAACACCTTTTCTGCACACTCAAACTCAATGATACGGTTGATGGCACCGCCGCCGCTGTTAGCGTTACTAATGGGATGCTCGCCGTTTGTGATAATGCAGTTCTTCCATGTGTTTTGTTTCTGCAAACCGCCTGTTTTCGCGCCGCGTGTGCGTCCAACTCCCTCGGTAAGCTGATAAATCATCTTGTCAAAGTCACGGATACCCGCGCTTGACTGAATTTGTAGCTCGTCAAGGCACATCGGGAGGCTATTCAAGAAACTGGCGGTCATTTCCTGGCCTACTGCGGTGCTATTAAACGTCGTGATGTATTCGCCCATTTTTGGACACGCCCAAACGCTGGCGGCAATCATTAGCCCCACGGTTTTCCCCGTTTCTGTCCCGCCCCACGCATGGAGGAAGAACGGCAACAGTCCGCAAGGTTCAAGAATAGCAGACGCGAAAGACGTTGCAAGAAATAGCCGTCCTACACCTTTTTCGGCGCGTACTTTCCGCATAGCATCAAGCCATTTTTCGCGGCTTCCCTTGCTCTTGACGGCGTTAAAGATATGCCTAAAGCTTGTCTCACCATCAAAAACAAGATCGTCAACATATGGGCTAAATCCGTGAGACTGCACCCAACCAAGACGGCCGACAGACCGCTGCTCTTGAATTGTATTATAGTTTAAGTTCTCAATCTTCAACAGATACGTTGATAACATTTTAGCGTTTTCGGAGTTAACCATGATGCCGTATGCGGCAAGCTGCAAGATTTGATTGCTAGACGCAAGCATGGATTTTTCCGCGATATGATGCCGCCAAGCGTTGCCCTTCTTGTATGAGATTTCAAGCCGTTCTTCGCCGCTGTCAATGTTCACAAGCCGTCTAACTGGCATGATCGGGTGGCAGCACACTTCATAGGTGAATCCCAACTTGCTAGGGACGTAAACGCCGGACTCGTCGCAGATGTATTCTCCGCTGTAGAGCTCGATTTCTTGCCCTTCAAAGCGTGTCGCGTTTCCCGTGTCGGGGTCTCTTTTGCGTTTCAGGCTCTTTTGATACTTGTCGAACATCGATACAAAGCACCTGACACCCAACTCGCCGGCGGCAATCTTCATCTGCTGTTTTAGCTGTTCAAGCTGAAAATCATTGTCCGCGTTCTCACAGAGCCATTTATACGGAATATCTGAGTACAGATAATCGTCTTTCTCAAATCTAGGAATAATTGAAACTTCCATTGTGTTTCCCTCGGTATTAAGAGACCCGGCAAAACTGAAGGTTGCAGCTTCAATTCTGCCGGGTAGGGCTTGCTGATTGCGTATGTAGATCGCGGGTATCTGCAACCTACCGCAATCATTAATTAGATTATACCACTTATAAGCGACATAATCAAGATTTTTTGTCTCGATGCTCAAACTTGAACAGTGCAATTTCTGCACAGGAAAGACGATGCTCCGCAATCGGCAGTTTCTTGACCGCCCACGCATATTCCGCGCAGAAACCGTCTGTAACGCTTTGTGGCGCGTTTTCGCGCTTCACTGTGTCAAGATATACCCACCAATCTAAGGCGCGGTTGTAGGCGTTCTGGAGGCGTTCTCGCTCGGCCTTGCGTTCCTGTGCTTGCCTTTGCCGTTCCTGCGCGGCTCGTTCAGCTTCGCGGTGTTTGTCGGGTGTGAGACGTTCACCGATTGGAAGGCCGAGACGGAAGTCATCGTTGAGCTTCTTGACTGCGTCTAGAAAGCTGAGATTGAAATATTCCTGCACAAAGCTTATCACGTCGCCGCCCTTGCCGGATGAAAAGTCATGCCATCCACGGTCACCGTCATATACCTTTAGGCTCGGCGTTTTGTCGTTAGCTGCAAACGGACTCCGGCAGAATCCTGCGCGGTTAATTTCAAAACCGTAATGCTCGAAAACCTCCCGCGCAGAAACAGCGGCTTTGATTTGGTCGGTGTAGGAGATCATAAGTCAAACAGGCTCATTTCCGGCTCAGTCTCGGTTTCCATCTCCGCATTTTTAAGATTCTGGCAAGCGATTTTGAAATAGCTTTCTTTCAGTTCTACGCCGATATGCTTGCGCCCCATCTTGATCGCCTGATAGCCGGTTGAGCCGATACCGTCAAACGGGTCAAGTACAACATCGCCGGGATTGCTGTACAGCTCAATACACCGCTCAATCACGGGAAGCTGCAACGGGCAGATATGCCGTTCGTCGTTGTTCTCACGCGCAATTTTACCGTTGAGCGTGTCGCTCTGGTTGATATCCCACCAAACAGGGCTGTTGTATTCGTCCCAAATGGGGCTTGCTACATTCTGCCAATGGCTGACGGGATATGTCTCATTTGTATGCTCTACTCTCTCAGGATTTTCGCCGGGTTTACGGAATGTGACAACGTAATCTGGAATACCCATTCGGCTCATGCAAGAATCTTTCTTAATTTGCTTGTGAAGCAATCCGAGCGCCTTTGTTCGTTGCATTGCCGTGACGGGATTTTTCCAGATGCAAACCTCGCTATGATAGATGAATCCGAGCTTTTGCATCCAACGGATAACGTCGCCTCGAAAATCGCGGATTCCGATAAATCCGTCTCGTTCCTTGCTTGTCGGCAGATTCATGCAGTGGATAGAAACGCAGCGCCCCGGCATCATGACCCGATACCATTCAGCTCCTAGAAACATATACTGTTCTGCAAATTCTTCATACGTTCGGCTGTTTCCCATGTCGCGTTCGCTGTTGGAATAGGTATACAGACTTGCAAAAGGGATGCTAGTCACAGAAAAATGGATACTATTGTCTGGAATTCCTTTCAGAACCTCGCAACTATCCCCGTTGTAAATCATAAAGTTTTTGCCTTCGCATTGATCTAATACTTTCATCTTCTCACCTCAACCATTCTGGAATTTTCATCTCAACTTGCGGATTGTACGGAATTGAAATTTTCACTGTACCGCGAATATCGCGTTCAAGAATCTCTTTTGTGTGCTTTACCATCTCAGCTGTCATAAATGCCGCCTGTTTCTCTTTGCGGTCGATGTTGTCCTTTACTGCTCCCTCGGCTTCACTTGTGATGATATGCACGTTTACTTGGTGTTCTTGCCCAAAACGCCAACAACGTCGAATTGCTTGATACATCATCTCATAGCTATCAGAAAGCCCGACAAAGATCATGTTATGGCAATTCTGCCAGTTAAGCCCCCATCCAGCGATTGACGGCTTTGTAACCAGATAACGCACATCTCCGACAGTAAATCCATTCAAGCGTGAAGCTTTATCGTCTGGGCTATCACTTCCTCTAATTTCAACGCTATTCTGAATCATGCTTGTAAGCGTTTCGCTTTCTGAATTGAGATCGCACCATACAAGCCATTGCTCTGACGGATTTTCTTTAATCAGATCTGAAGCAAGTTTGCACCTGTCATTCATGCTGTTTCTCCTTGCGTTTCTTCGTTCATTCAACGTCTGAGCCACTCCAGAAAACAGGGAATAGTTATCGTCAATGATGTTTTCTGTTGCCTTAACGACGTGCTGGATCGTTACCATTTCAGGAAGATTGTAACCGCCGCTGTCATATCCAAGATCAGAAGGATTTGTAAGTACGACCGCCCACGTTGCGAGCCATTCCCAGAATTTATCTTGCGCGTGTCCTTTCAGCCTCCATTTCGACGTATCGCCGCCATCATGGACAAAGTACGTTGCAAGCATCTCTGTACGGCTCATAACGCCGCAAAATTCCGCTTGATTGCCAAGCTCCATGAAATCATTAGGCGCTGGAGTTGCGGTGCATGAGAGCTTGTATGGCGTTTTCTGGAACGCTTCAATAATCTGGGTTCTTGTCTTGCTTGTGAAGTTTTTCAGAATTGAGCTTTCGTCAAGAACAACGCCACCAAAAACCGTGCAATCAAAATGATCCAGAATCTCGTAGTTTGTGATATTGATACCATCAGAAAG